TCCTCATAAGCACTGATAAACATTGAGAAGTAGTGCCAATGGTCGGGGTGAATATATTGGGGAGATAAACAAATATGAACATGATCGAAATCATAATTCTCAAATTTATAATCCTCCTTCAAATAATATTCATATGCATCTCCAAGATAATGCTTATCTCTATTATTTCTACCATTATCTTCATCACTATTGTCATTCATAATCCATGTAAATGAATTCAATTTACCCTGACTATGAAGCCATATTCCCCAATTACCTTCATTGATAATATTGTACTTTGTCACCATTTCGTATTCGTCATCAGGATTTTCTCCCATTCCATGAAAAACATCATCATGATGATCAATATTAATTAAATCAATGTTTTCTTCTTTGTCGATGGCAAATAAAATAGAATCATGATCATACCCAAAAGAAACTTTTGGATTTTTCTTCAATGCCTTAAGAAAAGTATTAAAGCAATACATTAGATTTGAAGTATCAATAAAAAAATGACTTCTATCAAATGGAGTTTCTTCCATAAATTTAGACCATCTGCGAGAAGAACTCATCTCAAATAGATTATGAGTCCATTCTGCATATGGTCTGGTAATATAGTCTAAATCAATACTTAGTACTTTAGTCATTTGGAAAGTTCTTTATAATCAGAAATAAGTTTTTCATTTGGTTCAGTAATTGTCAAAATCTTATCAGAACTTATCATATAAGTACTTTCTGCCGATACCTGAGATAACCAGGGTTCAATATCAAGTGAAGATTGATTAACAATGTATGGAAAGATTAATTTACAATCTGGTTCCCCAATTTCAGATCCAACTTCTTCAATCTGCGATAAAAGAATCTGATTGTTCGTTAATATTATTAGTTTCGGGTTCATCATTTCTCTCCTCATAAAGTTCTTTTAGTTTGGGTGCAGGATTGACTACAGTAACAATCCAATCAGGTCTCACAGGAATTTGAGTATCTTCCGTGAATAAAATCCATGGAGTTAAAGTTACTTGAAATTTTGTTGGAGAATCTGGATTCACATCTTCAGTAAGATAAATGCTATTATCATATTCAACAACACAAGGATTTTCGAAAAGATATCCAACAACCTTTTCTTCAGAAATAAGTTCTTTAATATTGGAGATAATACTTTCTCCAGATTTCAGTATAGCAAGTTTGACAGTCATTTTATTAGATACACCATATAATAATTATACAATAAAAAAGAGGGGTGTCAACCTAGATTTTGCTAGGTTCCCCTCCGTCTGCGACGACGATATTCATTTTTATTTAGACGGTTGGTGGTGTGAACGTTCTGACCAAGTGAGGTCTTACCAACGGTGCCTTATCTCTCGCAACTAATGCATCGATACTACTTCGGAAAGTATCAGTCATAAGTTTTGGATAAATTCCAATCGCAATAATCGGAACTAGAAGAGCACTGATCACATATACTTCACGGGGTTCTGCATCAACAAGGTTTGCATGATCAACCAGTTCTTTATTCTCTTGACCAAAGAAAATCTCCCGCAACATAGACAGAAGATAGATCGGAGTCAAGATTACACCGATACCAGCAAGGACACAAATAATAACTCTGAATGGTACAGAGTACATAGTATCTGTTGCAAATCCTGTGAATACCATCAGTTCACTTGCAAATCCACTCATTCCAGGAAGTGCCAAAGATGCCATAGAACATGCAACCCAAAGACCAAACATGACTTTCATCCGTTTACCTACACCACCCATCTCATCAAGTTGTAATGTATGAGTTCTGTCGTAGGTTGCACCCACAAGGAAGAATAGAGATGCACCGATCAATCCATGACTGACCATCTGAAGCATGGCACCAGCAGTTCCGAGAGCACTATAACTTCCAATACCGATGAGTACAAATCCCATATGACTGATCGAACTATATGCGATCTTCCGTTTGAGATTCCTTTGTGCGAATGATGTCAGTGCGGCATAGATGATGTTCACCACACCAAAGACAATCAACAAAGGTGCAAATACTGCATGTGCTTCTGGAAGAAGTTGGCAGTTGAATCGCAGAAGTGCATATCCACCCATCTTCAAAAGAATACCTGCAAGCAACATATGAACTGGTGCTGTTGCTTCACCGTGTGCATCAGGCAACCAAGTATGCAAAGGCACGATTGGAAGTTTGACTCCAAATGAAATCAAGAATGCAGCATAACACCAGAGTTGGAAGTTCTTAGGGAATCCCTGCTGTGCAAGGTAGGTGTACTCAAAGTTGGGAGGACCACCAGCCCAGAACCCCATAGCAAGTCCTGCAAGGAGGATGAACAGAGAACTACCTGCCGTATAGAGAATGAACTTTGTCGCAGCATACTGACGTTTCTTACCACCGTAGATAGCGAGCATCAGGTAAACAGGAACGAGTTCCAACTCCCACGATAGGAAGAACAGAATCAGATCCTGAACTGCAAAGACCATAATCTGTCCACCATCCATAATCAGAAGTAGGAAGTAAAACAGTTTTGGTTTGAACGTAAGAGGCCATGCAGCAAGTGCTGCAAGACTCGTAATGAAACTTGTCAGAAGGATGAGGGGCATCGATAAACCATCAACACCAACTGACCACGTAAGACCCAGTGAAGGAACCCACTGAATCCTTTCGGACATTTGCAATCCACTCACTGAGGGATCATATCCGTAAATATATGCAGCAGCAGTAATTAGAAAAACAGTTAAGGTAACTCCAAGAGAGTACCACTTAACTACCTTGTCCTTATCTGGAAGAAAAGGAATGAATAATGCTGCCGCAATTGGAAATAGAATAGCTAAACTCAACCAGGGCATAAAATAAACACAAGGTTGAGTTCATTATAGCATTAAAAAGGGGGCATTAAAACCCCCATGTGTTGATATTCAGTTTTAAGGTGTTGTTAAAAATATTTCTGTTGTGGGTGGACCATTAGGGTAGTACACTGCCGAGGGTCCAATTGCTAAAAAGAGTCATTGTGGTTCCAATGAAAAGAGTGGCAACTGTTAAGTTCATAAGTCGTCCTCCATGGTACGTAATTATATAGCAATTATGTATCATAGTGATACAAAAATCTGTATCAACTACAACAAATCTTAATTAATTGTTAGTAAATTAAAACCAATCTTTGCGTTTATGATGATCTGGTACGATCTTTCCAAGCAAGATTGTCAGTAGCCCATCCTCAAATACAACTGATCTAACTTCCGTTTCATCTGAGAGGGTCCAAGATCTGGTGAAAGATCTCTGAGCCACTCCTCTATGGACATATGCTGTGTTTGTTTCTTTATCCTCTTTTTGTCCTTCGACAAAGAGTTTACCGTCTTGTGTGTAGACATTGACTTCCTTCTTTTTAAATCCTGCGAGTGCTAACTCAAGCCTGGATTCTGTGTTGCTGACCTGAATTAGATTGTATGGTGGGTAATTAGTTTGAGTCTCATGTAAGGTGCCGAGACGATCAAAGTAATCTTCCATACCAATACTGTACTTATTTATACGATCTAACAGAGCAGGAATGTCTGCACTATGAAATTTCATTAAGTTAGTCATGTGACTTCTCCTTAAAAAGCGAGTTTGTGTTGTGTGATCCCCGAAGGCAATCAAACATATTTATAGCATAGGACATAAAAAAACGGGGTAGTAAACCCCGCAATTTATTATTCGGTATACTCTACCTTTTTCTTTTTAGACCCAATATTATACTTTGTTTCAAGAATCCAATCTTGCTTGTCCTTATATGCAAGAACTTTGATTTGATTTAGTGGTGCAATATCAGTAATTTTACTTACATCAACAATACCAATAAGACCCCAATCAGCAAGAAGTTGAGCAATGCGGTTACGACGTTGGACATCGTTTTGTGTCAGGTTTGCATGTTTACCGTCAAGAGCAAACAGTTCTTTAAAATGAACTAAAAAGTATCTACCCTGTTTATGTAGAATATGGCAGCTCTGATAGATTTTTTTCTCTTTGCGAGATGCGACTCCGATACGAGTCAAGGTTTCACGAACTTTCAAAAAGTCATCTGGTTCATTAAGAACCACTTCGACCATTTGTTCAGGTGACCATTTCACTTCAGGTTCTTGAACGACGCTCATCTTTTTCCTCCAGTTTCAAATTTCGATTTAATAAAGTTAAGTTGTTCTTGTGTAAGAATTTTGAGAGCCTGTTTTGCCTTTTCATTACTATAACCATAGTATTTTTTGACATAATCAAGATCTTTGATCTTATCTTGTCGGAGCCAGGGAGAAAACCTCTTCTTTTTCCTAACGATATTTATAAGAAAATCGTATTGAAGTTTCTTTGGAAGAAAGTGATGCTGATTCAACTCATTCACAAACATGATTGTATCCAAATGACCTGACAAACACCTATTAATAATATAGGGTGCGTATTCTTTTTCTAGAGAAGGATCTTCATCGATAAGATGCTTCTTAGTTTGATTAATACTATTCAACCAATCTTTCAATTCAGCCATAAAGAGCAGACTCCAGAGAATTCACAGTAGGGTAGTTTGTAACTAATAATTCAGTTTTTACATTATCAGCAGTTCCTTTATCACCACGATGTGCCATAGAGTAACGCAATTTCCATTCTCTAAGGTGATAGTCTTTATATAATTCCATAAGACGATCATTCACATTGTAGGTAATCATGAAGTCATGAGGGCAGGCATAAACATCTTCTGCAAACTTATCATGATCAAAGAATTTGTGCATCTCACGATCTTTACCGTAGAGAAAATCTTTAATATCATAAGGAGGATCTAAAAACACAAAGACATCTTTACCAGGTGCATTCATTACCTCAGAGTAATCTATATTAGTAATCTTCCAATTTTTCGTCAGTCTAGAAAAATCTTTTAGTTTTTTAATACCAACAAAAGAAAAATTAGATCTAGATGCAGTTTTAGAAAATGTACTATTTTCAGTAAGACCAGAGAAACTACACTTATTAAGAATAAAAAAGCTCACTGCCCGATCAAGACCGTCTTGAGTGTTAATCTCTTCTCGGGTCTTATCGAACAGTTCTTTATGAGCTTTATCTTTATCATCTTGTGAGAAGAAGTCAGATACTTTGACTTTAATATCATTTAAAGTATCTGACAATTCTTCACCATTGTCTCTCAACTGAATCCAAAAATTATAAAGAGTAACATACTTATCGTTGATCCACACAGGAACATTTGGATATGCTTGTGTTGCATAAAAAGCAACTGAGCCACCACCAATAAATGGTTCACGATACTCTTTAAAGTCTTTTGGAAACCAAGGTGCTAAAGTTTTAGTTGCCTTAGATTTACCTCCTGGGTATCTAAGGCATGTCTTCAGAGGGAATGTCTTTGTAGTCATAATCAGGTTTATTATATTTCAAAAATTCCCAGAAGGTCAACTTCATTTCCTTATGGGTCATTCCACAGTGCCTTGCAGCAGCGGGTAGAGTCATTTTAGCACGAAATAGTGCTTCATTTGCTTCTTGAACATTTTGAGGTGTAGTCTTTACTCTTGGTTCAACTAGATTTTTAGTATCAATTTTGAGAAGACTCATAGTGCCTCATTATATGGAGAATCACTTTTGTGAAGGAGAACTCCATCTACTTTATTCATGAGTTCTTGCATACCACCATTCAAAATACGATATCCAGTTCCAACATATAGTTGACCCAAAACAACCGCAACTGTAGCAGTTCCCCAAAAAACATAGTAGAAACGAGACTTTACTTGTGCTCTAAGTTTTTCTTTACTCATGATCAAGTAATCAATTTTTTATTAGGTGCTTTAATAACCGAGTACATATCCTCATATTGAGAAATAACTTCTGGTTGGGTTTCTGAAATATACACAACATACTTTCGTGTAATCTCAAGTTCTTTATTCCTTCCCTCTAGAAGAGGAGACCAAGGTGCAAACTGAATTGTACCTGTACCAGTAGGAACAGCAACGATTGGATTAGTAATGACAACAGAGTCATCATTTTCTTTGATTAGGTCGGCAATAACATCTTCACCAGACCACATACGAATTAGTTTTACATTCATTTGAATTCACACTCCACCATAATTTCGGTTAGACACGCAAGCATATTTATCTCTTGATCTGCTACGAATGCTCCCTGATACTGATACTTAGCGAGAACAAGGACAGCAGCAGGAATGCTGCCAGGAACCAAGGATTCGTAAAGAGAGTCATAAATGCGACGGAGAAGTACAGTAGTATCATTATCCAGATTGCTAACGATCCACTTTCGTACCTCAGCAAAGTTTTTAGTCTTGAGATTTTTGACCAATTCATTTACAGCAACATCAGAGAACGTAGCAAGAATACCAGCATCAATTTTTCCACTGACAGAATATCGTTGGCACTCATTCAACACCCTCCTCCAATCAGGGAAGTGCTTATTGATCAGTTCTACCAGGACCTTGTTATCATATTCAACACCTTCTGTATCCAAGATTTGTTGGATGCGTTGAAAGAACTGTGCTGCAATTGCTTGACGTTCTTTTCCTTTGATACCAAATTCAACGACGGCACATCGACTGTGCAGGGGTTCAAGGATTTTGTTTTTGTAGTTACAGGTAAAGATGAACCTACAGTTGCCAGCAAACTCCTCAATAAAAGCCCGTAGGAGGAGTTGAACGTCATTGGATGTGTTGTCTGCCTCATCAATGATGATGACTTTGTGTTTAGCAGTTGCTGTAAGCGAGACGGTCGAAGCGAAGTTTTTCGCATTGTTTCGGACAGTATCCAAGAATCGACCTTCGTCCGATCCATTGATGACATATACGTCTACTCCAAGTTCGTTACACAGTGCTTTTGCTACTGTGGTCTTACCAATACCTGGTGGACCAGCAAGAAGCATATTTGGTATTTCACCCTGATTCAAAAACTCTTGAAATGTTTTTTTGGTAGATTCTGGGAGAATACACTCTTCAATAGTCTTAGGTCGATACTTCTCAACCCAAATAAAATCACTCATGATAAAAGTTTACTAGTACTGATTGCAAGTAAGAAAGACAGCATGATTACAACATCCCATGATTTAGTTCTAATAAAATATGGAATAGAAATCAAATCTGCCACAAGGTTAATAATAACACCTGCAAGTATGTTTACATGCAAGATGGTAAAATAGGCAACAATAACACCAATGCTGCCAGCAATTCTGAGTGGAATATCAACCGAAGGTCGAATCGGGTTCCAACGCAATGTAATATGTGAGATCATATTTAGTATTGGTGAATTGTGAAAGAAGTTTAGAAGAAACAACTACGTCGTAAGCACCAGGAATAATCTTGATGTTTTCTACTTTGAAGTTAAATGCAAACTCTTTATCGGTTTCACCAACAACAATAGCATATTCATTGGAAGTGTCATTCTTTTTATCACGAACAACCAGTTTGATTACACCTGCTTCACCGATTGCAGAAAGATCAGGAAGTTGATAAACCTGTGCTGCTTTCACCAGTTTCTCCAAAGAAGAACTATCCAATTGGAAGCAAACATCTTGAGATGGAAGAG